GTGTGTTTGATAATGGTGGAACTTTTCTTGTAAATTACACAAGTTCTATTTATTCAGGAAAACAAGTAATTGCTTATGCTTCTAATTCAGGTCGTGGGCTTGTTTTGTATGACACAACAATTCAAAACAACTCAACATTTGCGGCATTTATGTCAGGGACATCAACTGCTATTGGTTCTATAACAGCTAATGGAACGACCGCTGTTGCGTACAACACTTCCTCAGACTATCGTTTAAAACAAAATGTGCAGCCAATGGTTGGTGCGTTGGATAAAATTGCTCAATTAAAGCCATGCACATATAACTGGATTTCTGATAATTCTGCTGGTCAAGGCTTTATCGCCCACGAATTGCAAGCAGTAGTGCCTGATTGCGTAACTGGTGCTAAAGATGAAGTAGATGCAGAAGGTAAACCAGTTTATCAAGGCGTTGATACATCATTCCTTGTTGCCACTTTGACTGCTGCAATCCAAGAACAACAAGCCCTCATCACTGATTTACAAACTAAACTCAAAGCTGCTGGTATAGCAGGATTCTAAGGAAAATAAAATGAGCAATACTTATACAACAAGCATCAACGCAATGTACACAGTTCAACAGCCTAATCCTGATTATGTTGTCAATGTTTTGTGGACTGTTACTGGAACAGACGGCACTCACACCGCCTCGATTGACGGCAACACACAACTGACTGTTCAAGAGTCTGACCCTAATTTTGTACCATACCAAAACCTGACTCAAGCAATCGTTATCGGCTGGATTCCAGCAGAGCAAATCGCAAGCGCACAGGCGAATGTGGACGGACAAATCGCCTCAATCATCAACCCACCAGTAAGCCCAGCAAATACACCGCTACCTTGGAACACACAAGCTGCTCCAGCAACCCCAGCACCTACAGCCTAACTATGGATCTGCAAACCCTCATCAATACCGTACTGCCGCTGATCTGTGTGGCAATTGGCTGGTTCTGCAAGGAGCTCTGGACGGCGGTTCAGTCGCTCAAGGAAGACCTATCCGACCTGCGTACTCACCTTGCCACCAACTACATCCACAAGGACGACTTTACATCTCGCTGGGATGAGGTACTCAAGGCAGTCCACCGGATTGAGGACAAGCTAGACCGTATCACCGAGACTAAATGAGTGCCAAAAAGATCATTAACGACTTACTAACAGGAGCAGACAACCACACCCACGACATTGGTCGCTGGTCTTGGATGCTCTCCTTTTTTGCCGTCGTGATCGGCGCTGGCTATGAGATGATTCACAACAGCACCACGACCCTGCGCGATTTTGCTGAGGCAATTGGTATCATCGCCGGCGCACACGGCGCGGCGGTAATGTTAAAAAAGGACACCGAGCCTAAAAATGTGGAAAACAATCCTAACGAATCTCACTAGCATCGCTGGCGGGATCTATATCTACCTTATCGTGGGGGCAGCCTCTGCGGTAGTGGCCGGCTATGGGGCATACTCATGGACATCAGACTACTATCAGGCTAAAATAGCCCACGCAAGTCTACTTGCTGAAAAGGAAAAAGATGACATTCAAAGAAAAGGCGACCAGCTGGTTGCAGACTATATTAAACAAATTGACAAGCTGGGATCTGTCAACGCCAGTCTTCAAAAACAAATTTCTAGTGCGGTACGTCCTAATAACGACGCTCCTTGTACTATTGATGGTGGCTTCGTTCGGTTGTACAACGCAAGTGCAACTGGTCAGACCTCAAGCCCCAGCCGCTCTGATGGAACCACCACCTCCCTTGACCTTGCTACCGTCCTCAGTGTCGCAGCAGAAAACAACGCAAAATACCTCAAAATAGCCCAGCAGCTAAAAGACCTACAGGCATACGAAAACGCCAAATAACCTAATTTGCGTATTAGTAGCTGGTAAAAGGAGTTCAATATGAACAGAAGGCTATTTTTAGCTATTTGGCTGTGCACACTCATCTGGGTGCTACAGCAACTAACCATTGTTAAAAGAATAGAGCAAGACATTGTGGCTATTACCGAATCCACCTTTGAACTGATATCCGGCTTTGAAGGCAAGCGCCACAAGGCCTACCGTGACTCTCGGGGGCTGTGGACGATTGGCGTAGGCCACCTTATCAAACCAACCGAGCAGTATCTACTCAATACCGTCCTTACAGACGCACAGGTAGAAGAGCTGTTTAAAAGCGATTTAAGGTGGTGTGACGAGGCGATCACATCGGCGGTGAGGGTACCCCTTACCCAGAACCAAATGGACGCCCTGTACAGCCTCTGCTTCAATATAGGAGCAGATCACTTTAAGCAGTCTGAGGTGGTGCGCCACCTAAACCAAAATGACTATCAAGGTGCAGCAAACGCCTTTATGAACTGGGTCACCCCAGCGGTACTCAAACCCCGCCGAGAAAAAGAAAGAGCCTTATTTTTAGGGGCATAAATGCCTATTTTAGCGTATTAGTAGATATAGAATAACCTTAAGGATATCATCATGTTGGACGGTTTTAAGAAGATTATCAAAATGAAAACTGGTGGTTTGGTAAAGACCCCAGTAACTAACAAAAAAGCTGCTGCGCCATCCAAAGCCTCCCAGCGTGCTGCCCTAAAAGCCAGTGATGTAGAAAAGGAAAAGAGCAAGCCAGCTGGCCATAAAGACCCCTACATTAAGAGCAAGTCTGAAAAGACCGAAGCTGACGCCCCTAGCGCCTCCAAAAAAGGTCGTAACAAGGGTAACGGCACTGTTCGTAAGTTTAAAACCGGCGGCTCTGTAGAAAATGTCTACGAGGCTAAAAAGAAGGCTGGTGACTTAGATAATATCCAAAAGGTAAAAGAGATTAAGTCCCCTAAGCTATGCGGTGGTAAGTCAGTTAAAAAAATGTCAGACGGCCGTTTAACTGGACCAATGAGTGACGTAGCTGATTTAGAAAACTTACGTATGCTACAACGTGCTAAAAATGCACTTAAATATCTTGGCCCATCCCAACAAGCCCAGTTTGTACAACAAGGCGGTATGAGCCCCACTGGTGTTGCTCCAACCCCAGCCCCAGCTCCTGCAGTTCAAGCCCCCGGTGGCACCAGTCCAGTGGGCGCCGTTCCTACCCAAAAACGCGGCGGTAAAGTCAAGAAAGGTTGCAAATAATGCCATACACATCTAAAGCACAACAATGTACGCTGCAGCAGCGGGTAAATCCAACATTGGCATCCCTAAGAAAGTTGGCAAAGAGTTTGTCAAAGCGGGTCCAGCTAAAAAGAACTTACCTGCTAAAGCACCCGTTAGAAAGACAGCCGGCAGAGGACGTTAATGGCCTACTCCAATACCACTGGTCAAACTCAAATCAATGTTGACCAACTAATATCCTACGCTTTCAGAGATAGTGGAAAAACCGCTGAGGAGATGACTCCTGAGCTGGTTAATGCCGCTCGTCAAGCGCTGTTCTATAACCTCATGGATCTATCCAACCGCGGTGTTAACCTGTGGCTATTGGAAAACCAACTCTATGGTGCACTAACAGCACAGCAACAACTCTATCTACCATCAACCGTGATTGATGTACGTGAGGCAAACTGGGTGTATATTATCAATTCCCAAGCCTCTGAGTACTTGCCTCTTGACAACTCCACATCACCTGCGGCGTTTGATTTAAACCTCAATACCGTAGCAACGTCTACCATTAGTGAAAACTATTTAGGTCTTGCCTATCAACAGGCACTGCCTGTGTTTTATGTCGGCTTCAATGCCTATGTAGTTGGTGGTGGTACAGTAACCTACAACTTTGCCTATGAAGTCAGTAACGATGGCGTAACTTGGACTACAGTACAGCAGTTCCCAGCGACTACACTATCAGATCGTCAGTGGCAATACTTTAATATTGGCACAACACCAAACTACAACTTTTATCGCTTGAGAGAAACTGTTGCACCAACATTCTCGGTTCGCCAGATTGTATTTTCTACATCACAACAAGTCATTCCACTGGCACGCTTAAACCGTGACGATTACTGGAATCTGCCAAACAAACAATTTCCATCGGTTCGTTCCTTGCAGTACTGGTTTGATCGTACGATTGAGCCATCGATGTATCTTTGGCCAGTGCCCAACAACGACTTCCAAATGTTCCAATTAGTTGTAGAAAAACAGATGGAAGATGTGGGCTCACTGACAAATCAGATCTATGTACCAGATCGTTGGTTGCCATCAATTCAAGCAACCCTATCACACAAACTGTCATTACAGTTGCCCGGCGTAGATATGACCCGCATTGGTTATTTAGAGCAACAGTCTGAGAAATTGTTTATGCGTGCTAGTGAGGAGGATCGTGATAAGTCTCCTATTTATTTCCAACCTAATATAAGTTACTACACAAGATGAGCGTTGTAATGACCTACGACAGCCTTGTGCTGAACGTGCAACAATTTATGGAGCGTGATGACGCTGACTTTGTTGCGCAGATACCAAACCTCATTGCCTTGGCAGAATCAAACATTGCTGCCGAGCTAAAGACTTTCTTGCAGTTAACGGTTGTGGAGACTACACTGGCAGAAAACCAAGTAGTGCTTACCAAACCAGCAAGATGGCGTAAGACGGTATCGATGAAGGTGAATGGTCAACCAATGCTCATCCGCAGCCAAGATTATGTGGCCCAGTATCAGTCTGAGTCTGATAATGGTCAGCCGCTTTACTACGCTGACTATGACTACAGCAACTGGGCGTTTGCTCCAGAGCCAGATCAAACCTATCCAGTAGAGATTATTTACTACAGTGAAATCCAGCCACTGGATGAAGTCAACCAACAAAATTTATTTACTCAAATAGCCCCACAGGCCATGTTATACGGCACACTGGTACAAGCCCAAGGCTATTTAAAAGCATTAGACAAACTGCCCGTATGGAGACAGTACTATTCTGATGCGATTGCCGCACTGAAAAAAGAAGACAACGCACGTCGTGTCGATCGCAACACTACGGTTCAGGAACCCTAATATATGTCTACATTTACCTCGCCGTTTACTGGCACCGTCGTTACTCCAACGGACGTATCCTACTATGCACTATCCTTTAGTTCCAACACTCAGCTCTATTGGCCCACTGTCGTCAATCCTACACAAGTGCCTGCTGCTAGGATTATGGATTGCGTTGCTAGTATTAGTGGCCTTACTATTCTCCTTCCCGACGCCACTCAAGGAGCTGTGGGAACGGATATCCTCTTTCGTAACCTCGGCGCTTTCTCATTCGTGGTGGAAGACGCCGCTGGTGGCGAGACTATTACAGTACCCGCTGGTCAGGCTGAGTATTTATATCTTACCG